TGGCAATCGCCGCGCGGGCGGGCTTTTCTGCAAAACTGACAAAGCGCGTGGGTGATACCCAGATGCCGTTTTTGCCCTTGCCTGTACGCATCTTCAATACCCCTTCAACAATCCGGCGCTCATCCGCCTACCCCTGGTATGCACCCGCACCGGCCCCTTGTTCAATTCGCGGCTCGCGTAAAACGCCAACGCCAGCGCAATCGCCGCGTCGCCGTGACGTTTTCCGGCGTCTTGCCCTTTGCTGCGCACGTCGGGCAGTCTCGGTACGCCCTTGATGACCTGCAACGCCCGCAAATCCGCCAGCACATCGGCGTCGCGCGGTAAGCTGTCCAATGTCCCGTCTTCCAGCGCCGCCTTCATTGGCGGCAGGTGCTCGCGATACCAGCCCTCGGACAACATGACTTGCTGGATGCGCGTCGGCCCATAGCGCTGCATGGCGACTTCGGCCAGATACTGGCCATTGCCACGGGCATCAAACGCCGCGCCCAACAAACGCGGCAGACGGTCGAGCAGGTAAAACGTGATTTGCTCCTGCTGACGAAACGGCACATTGCGCAGTTCAAGGATGAACGGCACGCGGCGCGTGAGATTCTGCGTTTGAGTCAGCGGCACGTGTACGCTCAAATCACCGCTGCGCCCGAAATCCTCGCCGTGAAACGACACGCCCGCTTTCGGCAGAGAGGCCAGCACTGGCGCGACCGTCGCATCCAGCCAGTCGCGGCATTCGGCAGCGCGGATCTGGTCGGCGAGCAACTCAAACCCCTCTTTGCACGCCCAGCGCAACACCGGGGTGTTTTCCGACATGCGCGATTCAATCAGCGCACGCGACAGCCACGCGCCGCCTGAATTCGCCGGTACACAATCCAGTTCTTCCGCCGCGCCCTCGCCATAAAAGGCGTACACGTCCGCCGCCCAGGCAGATTGCGCGGCCTTCGACCATTGCTTGCCCTGGCGCACGCACACGCGCTGGTACAGCCCATCGTCCAGTGCTTCGGTAAAGGTGACGCGGTGCACCGCGCCTTTGCGCCTTCCCGCGCGGATGTCCGTGACCAGCTCATTGAACGGGTTATCGACGCCGTTGTGCGTGGAAATCACGTGCACACGACCGCCCCAAATCAACATCGCCAGCGCGGCTTTGAGCAGCTCGCCCAACTGGTCGTGAAACGCCGCCTCATCAATCACAATCAAGCCTTGACGACCACGCAAATTCGACGGGCGGCTCGACAGCGCCACGATCCGAAACCCCGAATCAGGAAACCGGATCGTGTAGGTCTTGATGTGCTTGTCGGCCTCGTCCTCGCCCTCCCAGAACGCCTCCTGCAATTCGGTCGCCGCCTGATTGAACACGCGCGCCCACATCGCGCACGCCTGAATGTACTCAATCGTCATGTCCTGGTTGTAGGCGATGTAATAAACGTTCTGACCGCCCGCCGCCGCGCTGGCCGCAGCAGTCAGTACGTTATCCGCAGCCTCCGCCCACGTCAGCCCCGTGCGGCGGGATTTTTCCACGACCTTCAACGGCGATTTGTCCGCCACCCAACGCTGCTGATACGGCAGCAGGATAGCTTCTGACGACGCTACCGGTTTGGCCGCAGCACTCATGCCACCGTCCCCAGCGCTTTTTTCATCTCCAATATGCCGTCCTCAGACAAACCACCCCGACGCGCAATCTTGGCTACGCTCTCGGTCGCCACCTCAAGCCGCGCACGCACTTCGGTCTGAAACCGTTTCAGGTTCACGCTCGCGCGCGTCAAGGTGGCAATGTTCTTGGCCGCTGCCGACAGAAGCTTCACCCGCTCTTTGGGGTCGATGTCCGATTCGCTGGCTTCCTGCAAGTTCAAAATCGTGTCAAACAATTCCGTCTGCACCAGCGCATGCAGCGCTTCGCTTCTCGCATCCTGATCATCCGCCGCCGCTTCCGAAATCAACCGCGCCGCCTCGGTACTGGCCTTGATCGCCGCCATCCGGCGCTCAATCTTCTGGCCGTGACGGTGCAGCGCCGAACGCGACAGCGCAAAGCCACGCTCGCGCAAGACTTCTTCCAGCTCGGCATAACCGCTGAAATTGCGCTCGGCCAGCAAGCCGTCGAGCCACTGGCGTACCGATTCTGGCAACTTTGAAACACTGCTGCGACGCGCCATGGCGGGTTTGTTCCCTCTCACGTCCAGTACTTCTCTGGCCGCGCAATCCCAGGCTCGCACGCGATGGTGTATTCCGCAATGTCCGAGCCGTGGCGCGTGAGCTTGCCCCACCAGCGGCCAGACGGTTCCTTGCGCAAGGCCACCAGTTCGCGGTCTTGCAAATAATCCAGTTCGCGCCGCACTTCGACTGCGGTTGTGTCCGGGTAAATCGAACGCATCGTGCTCTGGATGATCTCCTCGGCCAACTCTTCGGGTCGCGCGTTATTCAACGCCAGCAGCAAATACCAGCGCAAGCTTTCGCGCCGCACCTTGTGCGTATCAATGGCCGTCATGATGGATTCCCCGGATGTTTCAGGTGAAAATTCTCAAACCGCAAGGCCAGCGCATCGAGCTTGGCTTCAATCACCGTCTGATTGCGCACATAGTCTTCGCGACGCACGTAGTGCAGCGGCAAATCGGCCTTCAGTTGCAGCAATTCCCGCTCAAAATTTCGTTCGACATCGCGCCCGCGCTGCAAATCACGCTCGACCGCCGCAAAGCGCTGCTCCAATCGCTTGTCGATCTGGGATAACAGAATTTTCCCCAGCGTCACCAACACCCCCAAAAATGTCAGCGCCAGCGAAATCAACTGCCAAAGCTCTATCGTCATGCCATCATCCCCATACGGTGTTCGTGATCCGACTGGCAGTGCACACAGCGCTGGCAACCGTGCCTCAGGGATATCCACGCCGCAATCGATGCAGGTGTGCGCCGATTCGCCGCCTCCCCTTGCTGCCAAGGCTTGCGCCAGCGCTATTTCCCGCTGTTGTTCTTCCAGCAGCGAAGCCCGGTCAAACTGATCCATCACTTGCCCTTCTCGCCTTGCACGGCGTCTATCAATTCCACCAGCCGCGCGCCACACTCGCCGTACAGGTCGTACATGCTTTGCAAGGCCAAGAGCGCCGCGTCCGCGTGGTTACTCATCATCGCCACCGGCTGCGGGCAGGGTGTCAGCAATATCGCCGGTATCCCGACCGATGCCGGTAACGACGCTGCGGGCGGCGCGCTCGCGGGCGGCCTCGACGTGGCGCACGCTGTCAGCGTCAAACACGCAATCAACACGGTCAGTTTGGGTAGCAGACAAGGCATCTCGTAAATCCTTTACCGTTTTTGCGCTCGCGCGTTGCCGCTCGGCCAGCGCCCGGTTAATCGTCTGGCTTTGCGCGTGCGCGCTGGCAATGACGTCAGCCGATTCGCGCAGCAGCCGCTCGTAGTCATCAACCACCGCTTGCTGGCATTGCGCACGGGCATCGGCAAAACCACGCTCGTATTGGGTATTGAGCGCCCAGCGCATGCAGAGCGCCATCACGGCGCTGATACCCACCACGCCCAGAAAGCGCGGCGTGTAGCGAAACAGCGCGCCGATGATGAAGTTCATGCCAGCCCCCGCTTGTCCGTATCCAGCGTGCGTTGCGCGGCGGGTTGATGCACCACGCGCGCCAAGGCGGAAGCCACCGCCAGCACGGTCGCAAGCGCTGCATACGGCACCGGCCCCAACGCCGAGCGCCATAACGGCAGCACCGATTCCAGCGCGGGCAAGAGCGACACCGCAGCCGAGGCCAGCGCCAGGCGCACCGACCACAAGCGATGCCAGACACGAGAGGACGCATCCAAAGTCAAGGAACGAAAACCCGCAGGAATCTTCATACCGCGATCCCGTGGCGCGCCGCATGGACAACCCCGGACGTGATGCCAGCCAGCATCAACCCCCGCTCAATCTCGTGCTGGCTGTACCACGACCCGACCAAAGACGCGGGCGGCATGCCGTTCTCGTACCGGATGATGCTGGCGACCAGCCCAAACATCGTGTCGTAGTCGTACACGTCCAGATCGGGATCGTCCACGCCCACCCCCAGCGCGACCGCGACCGTACGTGCGTACGCATCGGTGTTGTTCTCAACGGGCGGTGCCCAGCGGGCAATGAACTTGCGTACCGTGTCAATGCGGCTGCCGTCCGCCGCACGCCGCTTGTCCTGATACGTAATCAGAATCCGCGCTATTGCGCGTATGCCCCAGACCGCATCGGAAAACACCACAAACCGCGCATCGGTCTGGCGCGCCGCCATCCCCTGCCAGCGCGTGCCGTCGCGCTCGATATTGCCCGGATTGTGATTGCGAATGCCGCGCGGATAACGCAGCCGGGGGTCTTCGCCTATTGCCTTGTCCATGATGCCGATTCCTGTAAACGACCTACAGGAGCCATCATCACGAATCAGCGGCGGCGCGTCTTTTAATCCACTTTAATGTTTTTGCATGCCAGTTCGCGCGAGCATGGCAACTCCACCAACTACCCAGACAGGTGCATCATGGTCAAAGACTACATCGATCCCCCGCCGCCACCGCCTGACTATTTCAGCACCCGTGCAAAAAAGCAGGAATCAGATACAGACACGCACAACCCTGCCGCATCCTGGCTGAACGATGAAACCCGCGCAAACATTCAAGCAGACGATACGCAGGCGATGCTGCGGGCCGTTGCAACGCTTGCTAGCGCGTGGATACGTACCGCCGGAACACACCCGGCATGCTGGCCGCTCGTCACCCACTCGGAAATCGCCGGTTGCCTGCGCAACCGCGCAGCAACGCCGACAGACCCCGTACAACGCACCTTTCTCGCCGCAGGTTGCGATATGCTCGACCTGCTGGCCTTATCCCCGCAAGGTCGGCAAGCCATTGAGCAACTCGGCTTTAAGCCAGTCTCGCAGCACGCCAAAGCTAAAGGATGAGGCCGGTTTGATCACCTTTTCTTTAGCCTTGTCCCACAGCGTTTCATCGCGCACCGCATCGGCAAATTCGCAGCCATCCCACGTCAGGCGGTGAATCCACACGAAAGGCGGTGCGCCCAATGATTCCTGAACCTCGGCATCAATCAGACCCGCTTCCTGCATCCAGACCGCGTGCAGTACAAAATCCCGAGCATCCACGCCTTCCAGCCCCGTCAATGGCTCGTCGTGCGGCAATTCGGCAATCGCCAGCGCCATACGCCTGATCAAGTCCATATCCCGTTTCATGGTCGGGCTCCTCCCTGTCGTTGAAAACCTCAATTTACCCCGCCGCGCCAATCCACAGTCGTAGTTGTCCGAGCAGTGCCGCCTTGACCTCGACCGGCAATCCCTGCCAGCAGTAGCGCAGCAGCCGTTCATCGGGCAGCAACGACCCCGGCAGCCACACGCCGGGCGCACCGAGCGTCAGGCGGGCGGTGTCCAGGCCGATTTCGGCCAGCTCGGACAGGTAGCTCGACGGCAGCGGGAAGGCTTCGCGCTCCCAATCCAATACCCACCCGGCGTCTACCGCCAGCAGCCGCGCAAGCTGGCTGGCCGTCAGAGACAGGCCGCGCCGTTCACGCGCCAGTTGACGACCCCAGCCGGGGGTTAACTCGGCGGGTTCACTTTGCGAAAGCCATTAGCTGGCCTTGCGGCGCGGGGACGCGGGCATCGTGCCGCGCGCGGCCAGCGCGGCGGCTTTGGTCGCGCC